AAACAACTTTCTGACCAATGATCTGAAGAAATCCATCATGCAATCTACGAACACGAACAGTCGTTGCAGGGATGTGACCAATGTATCCAATTTCGCCTTCAACATTTCTTCCTACTTCAACAAAACCATTACCAGTTGCTTGAAGGTCTGTAAAAACCTTTTCCATAATTTTTGTAAATGAGTCATCATCATTAAGGCTTTCTAGCCAGTCACGGATCTCAATCTTCATTCGCTCTACACGTTTGCGAGCACGCTTCACCTTGTCTTCATCTTCACTCATTTCAAAACGAAGAGAAGTGCTGTCTGTCATATCAAATCTATAACCAAGTCCAACAATATTTTCTACCTTGGCATCTATCGCTGCATGGTTAGCAAAGGATGTATCATAAAAGTTAGCCAACTCATACATATTGTATGGTGGAGTAATAACATCAAATAAGCCATATCCATTACGATATACCGTTCCAGGATTAATCTGCTTAGATCCAGAATCCTGTCCTGATGGCATTGCATTTGCTGAATCTAAATAGGCATCATCACCAACTGCCTTATTAACAACTCTTGAAACTCTTCTTTTAAAGTTTTGATCGAGTCCAGAGTATTCTTTTAAAGTTTCCCAAGACTTGATAAAAGGATCTTGGTCTTTAAAGATATCTTCTTGGTCTTCTTGTGTATTTAAACTTGCACCAATATATCTTTTTTCTTCACTCATCTAAAGCACCCCTACCAAATTTGTCAACTGTTTGCTGTGCAGCATGCCAAGCACCTAGATCGTTCATTGATGGGATTAGTCCTTGCTTAAGTCTATCCATCTGCTCTGAGTGTTCTTCATCTGTAATTCTTGTAAGTCCCGCAACAAACACGGCTTCACCATCTCCTGGGTCACCAAAGTGTTTTGCTGCAGTTTTTAGTTGTGCAATCTTAGAAATATCACCACGCATTGACTCAATGTTGAGTACATTGCCTTCTCCGTCTGTAAACCACTTGCCAGTTGATTTCTTGTATACGTACAGACCCCAGTCATATTGCTTCTCAATGACCTTTCTTCGGACATTGCTTACAATAGGCTTACCAGTTTTTTGACTAATTAATGGATTCATAACCTTTAGTATACCATATTAGACTGCAGTGACAACAGAACTTGACCACTCAACAGCATCATAAATCTTAAGTTTATCAGAGTCTAGGCTCATGCCTTCACCATCATCTACAATAATCTTATTGGTTCCAATATAGGTTTTATAGATTTCTGAAGGGTTTACTCCATAGGTTGAGGATGTTGATACAACTAGCATACCGTTCCAAGAGTAGTTAGTCTTCCAGTGCTGCCAGTCAAAGTTGGTTCCATCTTCTGTCTTAACATTTGCCCAAGGTCTTGTAATGACGCTCTGAATTTGCTGCAAGTCTGTTGCTTGGTAATAAGAAATATTATTAAATACTCCTGGGCCATTTATATTTATTGACCCTAAGAATGAGTCAAAGATTAGAGGGGATCCAAAGGATATACCTATGACGGTCCACTCTTTAATTGTTAGAACTGGCTCTCTGACAATGTACCCGTTAACATAATAAGATAACCCATTTACCTCTTCTCCAGTTGAGTCGTTAACTGCGTATATTTTTGCTCTACTACCAGAAGCATTAACTGCCTTTGTATAAAACTTTATTGTTTCATTCTTGTGTCTTATTTCAAACAACTGTACTGGAGAACTTGAAAAAAGAGCGTTGTCGTTTCTGTACCAAGCCTGGAAAGCACTAATACGATAATTGTTTGCAAGCGTTGTATTTACTGGTAAGGCTACTCCACGATCTATAGAAGAAATAAAGTCTCCACGAACTTCAATTCCTGAATTTTTTGTCATATAAAGGTATGGAGTGCTTCCCTTGTAAATGCTAAAAGGATTTTTAGACTTATAGTCATAATAGATTCCAGCCCTCTTGTATGGGAACAAGTCGTTTCCAAATTTTGTACCAATAGGATTAAAAGAGTTATCATTTAAAACTTGAGAAGCAAGGGAAAGGTTTCTTAAGGTCAATGGCTTAGTTAATATTCCACGAATGTTAAACTCAAGACGATAAACAACTGCTAACTCATTAAAATCTACAGTCTTGCTTGGATAAATAAGTGTATTGTTTACAACTTCAAATCTTGTAGTTGCCCATTCCGAATGATTGTCCATATCTAATATTTTTGTTTGTAGTGGTCTGTCTACTGTCAAGAAATTTGCAACTGGAGAGTTTGCTCCTTCTGCAACATACTGAAATGTTATATAACTTCTAACTTCTGAGTTGTCTGTATTATATATATAAGCACTTACAGATTGCTCAGACATATCTAAATAATCTTCCCAGCCCGTTTCAGTTGCATCTGCTAGATCAGTATAAGTTCTTTGCGATGGAGAGGCATATTGATTATACAGGTCAAGATAAGAAAAAGACTCAACACCAATGTCTGCTTGGGTAACTGTAGATGGTTCTGGGTAGTCAACATTGAATTGAATAAAATCTAGGTCATAATACTCATTTCCAACATCATTTTTTACATACTGGGCAAAGTATGAAAGTGGCATATAGTCTTCCCAATACCCCGAAATTCCAATATCTAGAAAAAAAGTATTGTAGGCTTCATTTGCTAAAAGAGTATAACTTGCAGTGTGAACAATTAGTTCGTCTCCAGAAGTAAGGATTGCTATACCATTGTCTAGAAAATGATCTGTTAACTGAGCCTTGTTAGATGTTGTGCATAGTCCAACTGTGTAGATATATCCAGAGAAAGTCTTAGTCCCGGTCTTATCTCCACCAATATATAGAGTAAGGCTTTTTCTGCTTCCAAAGAATGTTGAAACATTTCCTCCGAAATTATTGACAAGTTTATCTATATCTATTCCAACTGCTCTTTTTGTATTAAGAACAAGTGGATCTGTTGTGTATAGCAGTTCTTCATCATTGTTGTAAGTTAGATAATATTTAACTAATAGACCTTCTTTGATTACGCTAAGTTTATTTCCTGTCAGTGTGTCTTGAATATCAATAAGTATTTGTTCATCAGCATCATTATCTGTTGCCTGAATTACAGAATAGATAGCGTGAACCTCATCGTTTAGAATGTCTAAACTTGAGAAGTTAATGTATCCATCAATAGTGCTCCAGTCTTCGTTTGGCTTTAAGCACATGAACTTTGCGTTACCATACTGAATTGCCTGATTATCATCGTAGAATTCTTGTAATGTTTTAGTCTCAACAAATATATCTGGTAAGGCATATGTTGGTGTTTGTAGGGATGTTGCTGTTGTAACAAGATTATCAAACGTTCCCTGTTGCCACTTAGCAAAGTTTGGGTATGAGTAATTTGCTGTGTAATCTGCAAAAGAATAATCAATAAATGCAGAGGTTCCACCATAGGCTGAGTTAATTCCTTCTGGTGACTCAACCCCTTGACCATAAACCCACCTACGTTTAGCAACTGTAACTGGCACCTGGTATGGATAAATTGCTACACAGTCAATTTCTATTTCTGGAACATCTGAATAAGCATAGAAACCAAGCCAGTCTTGAGAATCTTGGTTTGCTTCATTTAGTGCTGCGGGTAAAGATATTGACTCTGTGTCAAAAGACAGAGACAAAACTTCTTCTCCGTTAACAAGTAAACTTGCAGCATTTTTAATAACTCTAATATTTATTAGCATTGGTCGATACCATTCGCCAACAAAGTGTGATCTAAATGCATTTCCAATTTTTAATGTTATAAATCCAGACTCAACATACAGACCATCTGAAGATGCAATTGGTCCAAATATCTTTTTTGGCTGTATTGCATCTGAGTTTATTCTTGCCCAGAATTCAACAGTGTACTCATTATATCTGCCAAGTTCATTTAAGAATCCTTGACCTGGAATAATTAAAGAAGGGTTTTCTCCATTTGGAGTAATCTTGGTAAGTCCTGATGCACCATACACCAAAGGTATACTTGTGTTCCTTGCAAATAAAGATGTTGCTGATGCCAAATAATATCCGCTAACATCTGTTAGTCCGTATGGTAGTGCCTCAACCGCATAGTCTTGAGTTATAGCAATGTTTGCAGGAAATGAAGAAACCGAAGTTCCAAGAGAGGTGGCATGAAATTCTTCTGCCCACTGCCCCGCACTAATACCATTAATATAAAATTCATAGTCTGAAGAAGATGCTCCACCAACAGCGGTAGAAATTTTAATTACAATCCTAAAGGTTGCAACCTTGTCTGGTATTGTAAATGTAGAAGATATAAAAGACCACCTATTGTATATTGGGTCAGTGAATGTTTCTAACTGTTGAACAACTGAAGATGTTGCTGGGTCTGTATACTCGTAGCCAATAGATATAGAGTTAGCATAAATGCTGTTTGAATAAAAATAAGATCCAACAGAGAAAGTTCCAAGAGAGGAATTCATGTTAGAAAAATTAGTAAGGTTTGGACTAATGAGAACAATGTTTCCTGGAGATCCAGATGGGACAGTACCTAAAATGCTAGTTGAAAGGCTGTCCTCAAATGGTGGATTAACTGCACCACTTCCAGGATCTGTATTTCTAGTTCCACCAGTTACAGTCCAAAGAGACTCAATATTTCTTTGAGCCTCTGTAATCAAACTTACATAGTCAGCCTTATCGTCAAGTGCCCACAAAACCAATGGGTGTTCCGAAAAGATCTTTTCTGCATATAAGTTTGATGGATTAGACATTGTTCTCCTATACCACTATTATAGCAGGCTAGGGACTAGTAAAACTTAATCTCACATGCGTCTGTAGAACAGTATGCTTCGCCTTCTGCTTCAAGGTTTTCTACTCCATCATAAATAGCAGACCAGTCAATCTTGCCAATCTTGCCTACATATGAGTTGTATTCTTCTCTTGTTATTTCTGTATAAGGTTGCTGAGGATATGTCTTATTTCCCATTGGAAGGAATGAGACTGCCTTTAACTGTCCCTCGTACATATTCAGGGCTGGAGCAATAAACTTTGTTTCTTCTTCTTTGTCAAAAGAAAGAGTTACAGAAACACCATTGTCTGACCAGTACTTTTGAGCAGTTGCTGCCAAACCAATTTTCTCAAATAGGCTGACCTGCTTCTCTGCACGTTTATGTCCAGATGCTACTGGAAAATATACTACAGATGTATTTGCTGATACAAGATCTGCTTCAATTTTATACCCCGCTGCTTTAAACAAATGAAGCATTGGGTCAGTATTTCCAAAGCGAATAGCACGAAGATAGAACTCTCCACCAGGACCCCAGTGAACTCCAGGAGTAGCA